AACCGATCAATACTTTTATCTGATTTTACCGTCAGATATTTAATCGTTTTTCTTGCATTGCTTTCGTCGCTCATGTTGAGTGCCCGGCCTTGAACAGCAACAACATCTCCATGAGAATTGAAAAAAGGAATTACCAGTCTGGGTTCTGCACCAACAGCAGGTGATTCTGGGTCCATCTTTTTCATCAACGCACCAAAGTCATCCGTGTAATACAAAATTCCCCAATGTTGTTTTGGAATGATTCGAATGTTAGCAAATTCAACTGCTGGATGATCTTTTTTAAGATTATTTAAACAGACCAAACCTTCTAATATGTTGTGTTTATCTCTGACATTTGTTTTTTTCTTTATGAACATATTTTCTTTTTTTGGCGGAACTTTATCTGCTGTTACAGCAATAGCATTATTTTTAATGCTCTCTAATGAATATTCTTTTGCTAGTTGTGGATTTACTGCAACTAAAAACTTATATAGGTTTGACCAATGCCCACAATTGTGACATTTATAAAAAAATCTAGAATGTTTTTCATAAAAATAACCTCTGGCCTTCTTCTTATCTTTTTTGCTATCACCACAAATAGGACAAGAACAATTCGCCAAGGAATCTCTTTGCCATTTGAAATTCCTAAGCATACCAGACACTAAATTAATGAATTTTTTATCTAAAATTATGCTCATAACAAATAAAATATATCAGTCGATTACATCACCGTTTTCATCTTCATAGGACATCGCCCATTCACGCCATTCATCCAATTCTTCATCTTCACTGTCTCCTGTGTCTGAAACAACACCTTCGTCTTTTTGATTGATTTTTTCTTCCAAGGGTGAATCAAACTCGTCTTGAAAGTTTTCATTTACATTATTTGGATCCATGATGTTTTCTCCTATTAGATCTTCCATTCAGTAAATTTTTCAGAACTATATTTACCTTCCAAAGCAATTAGTTCTTCTTCTGTGTTTTGACCAGAGCACGATAAATCTTCTTGTTCTATTGTATCAACATCAAATAGTTTCATCTTCCCTTTATTAATACCCACAATAAATTTTCTTGGTTTAGCAGGATCACCATACCTGTTTTTCAATTGTTTTACCATCACCTGATTCAAATTATCTAGTTCTTCTGTAGATATCAGAGCAACCATAAAATCAGCAGTAGCCGGAAGACCAAATGATTCAGATGTATCTTCCAGTCCAACATCTGTACTAACAAAACCAGTTCTATTGGTTTGTGTTGCCGTAAATATTGGAACGTTAAATTCCACTGCTAAACCCCTTAATTCTTCTGCAATCGCTTTTACGTACATATATGAGTTGACATTGGCACCATTTTTATATCTAGCAGCGGCACAAATATTTAGATAATCCACAAAAACAATATCGGGTTTAAAATCCTTTTTCAATTGTAATTCTTCAAAAAGAGAACGAAAATGATTTACATTTGCTGTTGCTGTTGGGTATTCTTTTACAATCAATTTACCCGTAATACCCATGGTTGCTTTTCTTAATTTTGCCTGATAAGAATCTTTTGGTAAATTTCTTAAATCATCCATTGTGATATCCATCAGGTTAGCATCAATTCTTTCTGCAATTCTTTCTTCTGCCATCTCACATGTGATGTACAATACATTTTTGCTTTGGGATAAGCAACATGACGCATGATGGCACATAAACAGAGATTTACCAACACCTGTCCCCGCCATAACTACACTCAGTGTTTTTGATGGGATTCCTCCGTTAGTAATTTGATTGAAAAAGTTTAAATCAAACGGAACTTTATCTTCTTTCTTATGATAAAAGTCATATCGTTCATCGCCATCTTCAATATAATCATGCCCAATATGCGTATCAAACGTAACACTCAAAGCATCTTGTAAAAGTTTGGGTAGATGGTTTTTGCTTTGATCGCTTTGTCCATCAATGATTTGGATGGATTCCAAAACAGCATTATATATTGCTCTATCTTTACAAAAATTTTCGGTTGTTTCCACTAACCAGTTGATTTCTGGTGGTTCTAATTCTTTGTAAATCTCTTTTACCAGTGCTTTTGCTTCTGTATATTCAGACTCACTAAAAGAATCTTCATCACCAATACCAATTACCACTGCATCTTTTGTTGGTGGTTGGTGGTATTTGGTCATGAAATTTTGTATAACTTCAAAAACCTTTTTTTCTACTCTATCAGAAAAATAATCTTCTTTGATAAATGGAATAACTTTTCGTGAAAATTCATCATTCTTCACCAAGTTCGACAATATCGTTATTTCCAGACTTTCCTGCATCTGTCTTATCGCTCACGTTATATTTAAGGATAATGATTAAAATATCACCCATTATGTCATGGAATTTCATGTCCTCTAGGACATCCGTTTTCTTTGGATTTTCAATTATATCATAGCTGAACTGAACTGTCAACTCTTCTTCATCTTCTTCATCAAAACCCACAACACCATATGTGTAAACAATCCCTTTGTAAGGACCGTCTGTTATTCGTATTGCATGTTGTCCGGGATCTTTTGGGTTTTCAACATAGTCAAATTCAGGAAGCCGTGATTTCTTCTTCTTTAACTTCGTGGTGCTCTTCGTCGTTTTTGCCATATTTAAATTCCTTTGCGGCGGCTTCATCTAATTGAGCCATAATATCATCAGTGAAATAGTTGCTTGGACTATCGTTGATATTTTTTTCGTAAACTTTTCTTCCATCTGGGAGTTCAATTCGAGTGCTAACTTTTTTGAAAATCCCATACTTTATTGCCAGTTCTGATAAGCCATAGTATTGATCTAAACCGCTTTCATAGTTTAGTCTGGTTTCAACAAGTTTGTTTTCCTTAGTCAACCGCCCCTTTTGCATTTTACACTTAATAATACCCCCAACAATATCCGTTCCTACTTTATCCTTCTTTTTTGAAAGGTAGACAATTGTAGATGCGGCATACTTAAGACCAGAACCACCACCCATTTCTTTCATTGGAACATAAGAGCCAACGACATCATATGTGTGGTTAGTGAGGATTAGAGGAATATGTGCCTTACCAAGTTTAAGAGTTAAAACCCGGAAGGTAGATTTTACTGCTTGGGCACGGGTCATATCCCTTGTTTGCTTACCTTCAGCGGTATCTTCCATTTCTTTTGTGGTTGAAAGCATCCCAAGTGAATCAAGAACAATAATCATTGGTTTTCTATCTGCCGGGTCCATTGCAAGAACGTTGTCCACAATTTGGATGCATTGGAACCGGAATTCTTCAACAGTCGCAATAGGAAATACAGCAACTCTTTCTGAGTCGATCCCTCTTTCGCTGATCATTTGAGATGTTACTGCCTGTTCAGAATCAAAATAGAGAATAACACCATCCTCGTTTGAATCCAAAAATTTCTTACACATTCCTAAGGTAAAATATGTCTTACCAGTGGCACTTTCTCCTGCTAGAGCAATAATTTTATTATCAGGAATTCCACCATAGATAGAACCAGACAAAAGTGCATTAAAAATATAAGAACCGGTATCGATAAAACCAGTTACATCACTTCCTTCCACACCTTCTGATGCAATACTGGCATATTCATTACCAGAACCTTTAACAATATTTTGTAAAAAACTCATAATTTATTTACCTCAAACAAAGAGATTTTCTAGGGAACTTTCCTTTTTATGATGCCACCCAATGGCATCAAGGATCATTTTAATCGGATCAATAAAGGCCTTTTCAAACTGCAAATCATAATCAATATATTCTGATAAGTCAAATTCTTTTGGTATACCACTAGAGAACGAAATAACTTTTTCTCTAATTGGATTTGGTACCTTTAAATAAATGAATTTAACTTTTTCACCATTCCTTATGACCGCATGCTTTTTCGTCATATTTAGTTTGTTAAGTAGGTGATTGTAAATTAATGCGCCTTTAACAGCAATCGGACAACCAGAACCATACACGGTTGTTTTATCAGAATACTTACCCATTTTTCTAACTGTTCTTGGAAATGCTACATCTTCCGGTGGAAGAGAATTAAATCTTTGTCGTGCTTCTTCTACAAATTGAATAATTGTATTTTCATCTGTATTAATAATAAGTTTAATTGCTTGTTTTAATTCGTTCCGTACTGCTTCGGGTGTACTTGATCTTGTAGTTTCGATACCCATAACTTTAATATAAGGCTCATCATATCGAACACCTTCGCTATCAAGAACATTTAAAATATACCGCTTTTTAGCAGTCCAAATTCCTTTATCCGAGATAACTTCTCTACCCATGAACATCTTCTGTTGATAAGCATTCATGCATTCTGCTAGTTTTTGGTACGATTTATCAATAATTGGTTGAATAATTTCTTTACAAGATTTGTCGAGAAAATCCACCACCTTTTGCTTGGAAGCGGTAGGAACCATCTTATCCACAAGACCCCCAAGACGAAGATAAACAGAATCTGTATCAATTGCGACCACATAGTCGTAATCTTCTGTTTTCAATGTTTTATTAAGAAAAGAATTTAATTCTTTTTCTATCCATCTGATACTCAACTGACCAGAAATCGTGATTGCTTCTGCCATTTCTACATCATAATACCGGCAATACTGATTTCCAATAGCACCATATGCCGAATTGAGTTGGACCTTACGAACCAATTGTTGGTTCTTATATTTTGCAATCTTTTTTTCACACTTAGAATGCAGTGCACCTTTTCCCAAGGTGGGCATATTCATTTTAGGAATTTTTTGTTGAAGTTGTTGTGCTTCAATCATTTTCCCTTTAGCAACCTTACGTTCTTCATAAAGTTTTTCCATCAGTGCAGGAAGAAAACCCATATGTTCCTTAGTAAAACAAGACCCGTTTGCCGCAATGGAATAGTCTTTTTCTCTAAGTGTAGACAATTTAGATTCTGCCTCACCAGACAGGATTCGATCCACACCAATACCAAATTTATCTTCATTATCTACTAAAATTTTGGTTTCGGGTGAAATGTTGTATTGCATGATCAGGTGAGGGTAAAGCGAGTTCAAATCAAAACTCACCACCCAGTCGTGCATACCATTGATTGTGTCTTTTACATATGCTCCCTCATATTGTTGCATTTTGTATCCACCCTTACGAGGGGGAATTGCAATCTTATGATCATGAAGGTAATTGTAAATGATAACATCCCACATTCGTACTTGAGAGAAAACATCAATATAGTTGACCTTAGCGGAATAAGCGAGGGCGACCGCGAGTTCCATTAATTTCAGTTTATCTTCCAATCTGTGAACAAGCTCCACATCTTTCACGTTGTATTCCATGAATTTCTGAAAGTCAGACTTATAGAAGTCAATCATACTATCAAATTCTTCATATGATAATTTTCTTTCATCTAATTCGATATGTGCAATATGATCGAGTCTGTAACTTTCTTGTGCATCATAAGTAAAGGACCGGTACAGATCAAGATAATCCATGACCTCAATTCCTGTGATGTTCATCACAAGGTGTTCACGATTCATCCGGTGAACTTTTTGTTCTCTTACCCTCTTCCAAGGACTAAGGCGATTTGCCATTTTTTCCCCCAAAAGGGACGAAATCCTTTTGTATAAGTATGGTATATCAAAAAATCTGACATTCCATCCTGTTACAATATCCGGGTCCAACTCGTACCAAAAGTCAAGAAACGAATTGATTAGATCTTCTTCTTCTTCGTAACAATAGCATTCTTGCCCTAAAATTTTGAATTCGCCAAGACCGAACGACCAAATTTCATCTTCTACCCTAATGGTGATAGCAATAATTTTTTCTTGAGGATCTTTTACATCAGGAAATCCATGTTCTGCCGTTGTTTCAATATCAATAGTAGCCATTTTCAGGTTATCAAAAGAATAATACACATCACCCTTAAATGTTTGATTGATAAATTGGTATTCAGCATTTATGTCACCATAAATTTTGAATCCAGATACACCATCGTATCTTTTAATAAAGTTTCTGGTGTCAAAAATCGTTCCGGGGTTCACTTTCTCTACATACATTCCATCCAAGGACTTCCATTCGGATTTGTCCTTGGATGGAACAAATAGAGTAGGACTGTAATCAACTCTGAATTGTTTTCTTTTTCCATCTTCGTATCCGCGATATAAGATTTTGTTCCCACTCACCGATACGTTTGTGTAAAATTTATTCATCAAGTCATCTCTGGATAAGGTTCTGGTGTTTCCTCTTTATCATACATTTCATCACCAACCGCATTATAACATGGCTGATCACCGTTGTAAAGTCCTCCGGTGAACGTTTTTGCGGCTTCTTCTGTTCTTTTATCTTTCAGAAAAGCGGAGAGGAGGACCATATAATTGATAATATCTACAATTGAGTCCTCCACCCCTTCTTCCTTAACAAGAAGCTCTCCTGTATTGGTGAATGTAATAAGGCGAGAAATCTTATCCATGATTCTTACCATAAAAGCCTGTTGGGTCTTGCAAATACCCATAATTTCTGACCGTTGAAAATTCATCCAAGGGGAATCACCCTCGCTTCCTGCATAATCATGATTTTTCATATGCATAAGATCTCTAGCAGCCTGACAAAGATCTTCGTGATGTTGTAAAAGTTGATTTCTATTCATTTTATCTCCCAATCCCTGTGCTTCCAAGACCACCCACTCGGTCTGTCTTCTGTGTTGGTTCAAATTCCGTTTCTTCAATAACATGTGACACTGTTTTTACAATTTCTGCCTGTACAATCCTATCACCATGAGAAACAACCATATCCACATCACTGTTGTTTACCATGAGGGATTTTATCTCATGAAAATAATCACTATCAATCACACCTTCACAGTTTGCAACAATGAAACCTTTTTTGATAGAAAGTCCTGATCTTGGGTGCAATCTAACACTATAACCATCTGGGATATCAAAAATAACACCAGTGGGAATAATTGCTCTACACCTTGGGGGAATTGTAATTTGTGGAGGTGTAAACCTACCAGTCTCAGTGGGATGCATTTTCATTCCGGGAGATATAACCCTAGAAGAGTTATCTGTTCCATAAATGGTCACATCTCTGGGTGTTGCACCATTTTCATTTTCACATAAATGTGCACTCAGGTCATAACAGGCTGCACCTGCCGTACTCATTTGGGGTGGAATTACATTATCATGTGTTCGATAATAACGAAGAACAGGTAAATCCATAATTTAAAACCTCCATTATGTAATAAAATATCATTATACCACAAAAAACAAACTCTGTCAAGATATTCTTTTCAAAACAATGTCACCAAGTATGGTGTTGACATTGGCTGTATTCGTATCCACATTGATTGAGAGAATGTCCCCGGCTGATAGACCAGAATCATTCCACCCACCAATAACTTTCTCAATTCCACCAGAAGTGATTCCGTGATAATAGGTGTTCCCATCGTTCCACTCAATCTGTGGTTGATATGTCGTATGGGTGCCTGTAAGTAGATTGGTCAAGACGCTTCCTGAGGCAGTTGGGAAACTAGAACCGGGGCTATATTTGTCCAGACCAATAGCAGCACCCCCTGTCGCAACACCATCCGGTACTACGATAGACATTGAATCAACCCGGGACTCGAATGGAATGGTTCGAAGGATCTTG